ACAGCGAGAACGCTGCCGGCAGGACGACGCCGATGGGAACCGGGCCGGACTCGTACGAAGACGCCGTGGTGGACGGAGTGACCGCAGTGGTGACGATTTCCTTGATCGGGTATGCCTTGGTGCCGTCGTGCATCCAGATCGTGATCGTCTGCGCAACGGTAGGCGCCGTGAAACTGGACGAAGCCCCCTTGACCGTAACAAAGTCGATCCGACGCCCGTTGGTGCTGATCGGCACGAAAGCGAGGATGTTAGCGCCGGCAAGCGAAGCCGTAGCCGTCGGAGCACGCGTGGTACACGCGGTAGCTGTGGTAAGGTCCGCCGTAATGGCGTAGGGGGTTTGCGCGGTAACAACGCTGTTAGGGGTAACGGCCATGGTCAGAGACCTCCAAATTGCTGATAGTTAATGATCGCCGGGGCAGGTACCGCTCCCCACGAGGTGGAAGTTCCGTTGGTAAAGAGCACCTTGCCAGCGTTGCCAGTTTGCGACGGCACGCCGTACGTGCTGGACAAAGACGCCATGTAATCCTGAAAAGACTGCAGCGTCAACCGCAGGCTGAAGACAGAACCGACGGCGAACGCCAGCGCAGTGGTACCTTCTTGCGCGCGATCGACTGTGAACGTGTCAGACGCCTTGGCCGTAGCCTTGACGATCTCGCGGTTGCCGCTGGTATCGACGAGAACCGCGTAAAACCAATCGCCGGCAGCGAGCGTAGGGAAGCGCGTACCATGCCCGGTGGTGACAGAGATAGACGTGCTGCCGGCGGTAATGCCGGAGGCAAGCTGCGAGTCACCGAAATTTGTAAGTTGGATCTGAGCCATGTGTCACCTCACGCCCAAGGCTGCTGTTGAACGTAAATCGGGGCGGTGCTGAATCCCTTGTTCGACTTGGCCCGCGCGTTGTTCAAGAAGAATTCCCACTGTTTGCCGTGGTACGCTGCGAGCTTTTCGTTCGACCACTTCTTGTTCGGGATCAACATCAGTTCGTGGATAGTCCCGTGGAACCACACTCTGCGGAACTCCGACATCAACGTATCTTCGACGTCAACCGCGGTCAACGTTGGGCGAATCGCTGCCTTGATGTAAACGGAATACGTATCGAGGTTATCCGGAACAGGTACGACGTTGAACTCCGACGGCGAGTCGCGGTAAACGCTCAACGGGAACCCGTCGATGGTCGGGTCCGGCCAGAATGAGTATTTGGCGACCACATCGTCGTACGTAGTGATTTCGAGTTGCTGCCGCTGGGGGTTGGTCGCAGTGCTCAACTGTGCCTGCACAAGAGAACACACTTCTGTTCCGGCGATAGGCGACGTCAGCGTATAAGCATCGGTACCGGCCACAAGCGGAACCGCGGCGAGATCGGTGCGCCAGATAAGCGCGCGCTCGCACAGGTCGGTGAACGTCTTTCGGATGTACTGCGCCAACACCGGCGAAGGGCATCCTTCGAGGTGCGGAGCTACATCTGCTACATAGTTTGTGAACGGAACAAGCGCCATTACACCACCTGTTGGGGAGGTTGCCCGCCGGACGGAGAGTCGGTGACGGGTTTGTTCTGCTGCGTAATACCCAGCAACTGCGTCCACGATTGCTGGAACATCTGCGCGCGCTGATTGGCGACGCTCTCGTTGTCGAAGCTCTCCAACCACCACACGACGCAGTCGACAACTACAGGGAAGTACGCGTCGGAAATGATGTCGATAGTCTCTGCAAGGGCGTACAACCTCGGCGCCTGCGAGTACTCGATGGTCATGGTTTCCCCGCCAGCTTGCGGAGGGTACACGATAAACTGGTTCGGGTTGCGTGGGTGCCGCATCCAGTCGGTGGCCGGTCCTGTGGTTCCGGCTTGCCAAGCGGACATGGCCAAATCCATGGTTTCTTGGTTGACCTCGTTCACACTGTTCCCGTTGGCCTCGTACAGCACGTCAATGACGCGGATGCTATCCGCCGGCGCGGTCTGGATGGTGCCAGCTGCGGTAGTGAACGTCGTGATCAGCGCAAACAGATCGGGGCGCGATAGCGCTATGCGCTTCAAGCAATGGTTCACCGCGCGCAGAATGGTGGGGTCGTCGTAGCGGTATTGGACTTTGTTGTCCTGAATAGACGCCCGAACCTCCGTGATCACATCCTGCGGGGTGAAAGTAGCCATTTACAGCCCCTTGGAAGCTTCTTCCGAAACAGCCTCCGCGGCGGCTTCCGCTGCGCGTTTGGCACGCTTGGAAGTACGAGCGGTTTCTGCCTGAACTTGCTCGGGTTCCTTCGACACTTCGTTGCCCTGCAGGTCGCACTCGACGAAATCGTCGCGCTTCATGTAGGCCCCTTGGTAGATGAACACTTGCCCCGACGGAATGTGCTTGCAGTAACGATCGGACATGCTGCTCTCCTTTGGTTTCGAGGGTTATACCACAAAAGAAAGGGGGCCGAAACCCCCTTTCTTCGCTACGTTTGACGTCCGGTTAGGCCGTCATCAGCAGCGCGTACACGCGCACGCGGAACAGGCCCTGACCGAGACCGGCCGTGTTGACCTGCAGCGTGAGCGACGAAGTGCCGCTGGTGGTGATGACCGAGTTGGCAGCGGTGGCCAGCTTGGTGGTTTCGCCAACAGTTGCCGCATCGAAGGCCGTCAGACCGGTGATGTCGGTACCAGCGATACCAACGTCGATGGTCGAAGTGGCGGCGCCGGCGGAGAGGACAGCGACCGATGCGCCGAAGACCTGCAGGCCGGTGTACGTCGGGATGTCGTAGAACGTCACGATGTCAGCGGCGGCGACGGCCTTCTTCGAAGCGTCGAGGATGTACTCAAGGGTGATGAAGCCCGGAGCGACACCCGGCATATCCTGACCTGCCGGGTTGACGCCTGCCGTCTTCATCTGGGCGGTGGTGAAAGTTGCCATATTGCTATCTCCTTAAAAATTAGGGCATGTCCGGCCAAACCCGGTTGGATTTGGCCATGTTCGACTACACTAGCCCAGCATCACTGGCGTACATACAGCTTGGCCAGCGCTTCTCCTTTCACAACTTTATAGCCATAAACTTGGAGACCGCGGATGATGCTGCCGAAGGTGGACTCGGAACGCAGGGTTTCCATTTCGGTCATCTGCGAGGCGAAGGTGAGGCCCATCTTGTGGCCGGCGATGGCCGAGAAGCACTGGTTGCCGCCGTCGGTGACACGGTTCAGGTTGTGGCTCACGTACAGCGTGAAACGGTCGATCATGCCGATACGGCCGTTACGCAGGACGGAGGTGCCGTCGCCGGTCAGCGAAGCGTCCTTGAGGTCCGACTTCTTGATCAGCGCAGCCATCCACGCCGGAATAACCATGAAACGGTTGCTTTCCGGGGAGTTGGCTTCGTCGAGCACCAGACCGGCATCGACGATGTAATCGAGGACGTTGGTCTTGGTGACCTGCAGAGCAGCGCCGGTCGCGCCGAGGTTGATGTTGCCCGAGATGCGGCCGGCGGTAGCGCCCATGTTCTGGGACGAGATGTCCGGGAGCATGCCGGTGAGGACGTTGGAGTCGATCTTGATCTTCATCTTCTCCGAGGCGTCGCGCGACCAGTTCTGCATCAGGTTGATGTCCGACTGGGTCTTGTCGACGTCGTCTTCGATCGCAGCGAAGTACTCGCCTTGGTCGATGTTCAGCACGACCTTCGGCTTGTCCGGGCGCTCGACCATGAGCTTCATGCCCTTCTCGTACGAGCGGATGGTCAGTTCCGGCGTGGTGCGGATGTTGACCTTGTCGCCGTGCTGCTTGATTTCGCCTTCGTAGTCGGTGTTCGAGATCGCCGACAGCACGGTGGCGTCGTAGAAGTTCTCGATCAGTTTCGAGGCCCAGATTTCCGGGATAAAGTTGCCGGTATAGTTTGCACCACCGGGAGCGACGGGAAACGCCATAGCAGTTCTCCTAGTTCAAATTGAAAGGTTGGCGCTCAGGCAGCGATTCTGCCCTGCGTTTGCGCCGCAAAAATGTCCTTCTCAAGCGCTGCGAACTCAGCCTCCCTGCCGACAAACTTTCCACGGGTCTTGTCCTCGTAGAGTTTGGTGATCTGGTCACGCGTCCACTGGCGAGCCTCTTTAGCGGAGGGGGCTGGGGACGCCAACGTGCGGCCGGGGGCGACTTGTTGCTGGAGCTCGTCGGTCGGAGCTTTTCGACTGACTTCTTGAGTTGGTTGCATACCGGTAGCGCCAAGGAACGTACGGAAGATGGCGACAACGCGTTGCGCGTCCAAGTTTTTCTGTGCTGCCTCCAAGTACACCTGCGGCGAAATATTCGTCATCGGGTCCGGAGTAAGCAGCCAGTTATGGAAACGCGGGTCGGCGTTGATCTGCTGGTAGTGCGGGATGGCCGCGCCGACGGCAGCGAAGAACTCCTGTTCCGCGGAGCGGTACTGGTTCTGCGCCACACGCTGTACCGTGGGAACGACTTGACCGTGCAGTTGCTGGAATTGCTGCGACAACTGCGAGATCATGCCCCTCGCTTCCGCGAGTTCCGCACGGAGGGCTTGGTTTTCCTGCTTGGCAGCTCGCGACGCCACATCGAGAAGGTCGTTGCCGAACTCCTCGCGATCCTTGTCGGTGATGAACTGCTGCGGGGTGAACTCCGCGTCCGCGGCCGGCTTGGGAGCCGACTGCATCAGCGAAATAACCTGCTCCAGAGACGCCAAACGCGCGTTGGCGTTGTTAAGCTGCCCTTGAAGCGAGTTGTTGATACCCTGCAGCGAGCGCCACCGTTGGGCGTACGTTTCGCTGTTTTCATCTTCCGCCGGCCGTGGGGCCGGCTCGTCCTGCGCAACAGGTTCAGCCTTTGGTGCATCCACGGGATCACCGTCGACACGGGTCTCAGGCTCGGGCGTAGCGCCCCCCTCTCCTGCACCGTAGTGTTCTTCGATGATGCGGTTCGCGGCTTCGACTTGTTTCTGAATCTGTTCCGGCAAGCTCATTTCTACTCCTTGCTATCTGCTAAGGCTAACTGCGAAGACTTAGGTGGCGCTGCAGTTCTGTCAGCGTCTGGACGCGTCCACGCTTAACGTCCAGAGAATCTTTTCCGTAAGGAATGGCCTCAAGTTCTTCTTGCCTCCACGCGTCCAGAAACTCAGCAAACTCTGGAAACTGGCGCGCCATGGTGGCGAAAGCTTTAACTTGATGCTCGGTTGGTTTCATCAGGCCGTCTTGACAACCAAGAAGGTGTACGAGCCCGTGGTCGGCGTCAGCGCGCCGGCGGTCGGGTTGACGAACGTGATGGAAACGGTGTTGGCGGCGGTCGGTACGACTTTCAGGATGCCGGTCGCGTTGGCGATCGGATCACGAACGCAGAACACGAGGTCCGAAGCAACGACACCGTTGACGGTGAAGCTGGCTTGCGTCGCTACCGTGGCGGCGCCAACGGAAGCCGGAGTTAGCGTCGCGCTAACCGTGGAGCTGGACAGCGTTAGCTGACCAATCGAGCGGGATTCGTGACGAGCCATAATAACTATCTCCTATCAAGATTTGCACAACAATAAAACTAGCCTAACGACTTGTCAAGCGCAGCGCCAAAATAGCGAGCTCTTCGTCAGTAGGGTTCTTCACTACGAACACATCGTCGATCGTACCGGCGGAAATCGACAGCTTGCCGCCCCCTCCGGAAACCGAGATACCTGTGGAACAGCGACCAGCACCAAACCGCATTGTTACCTTGTTACCGATGCCGGAATTCCGGCATCCGGACGTGATCGCGCCTCGACCGGCCCGGGCGCGCAGGTGTTGTCCGTTACCGGACACCCTCTGTGCGATACTGACCGTAGTTTTTGCGCTTCCGCGCCCGGGGCGTAGCTGTAGCTTTGCCCCGGTTCCGTATTGCTGTACGTGATACCTGCGCTCTTGTTCGGCGTATGTGCCGCCGCGCCCGCCCGATACGACCATCTGCCCACCAGTACCGCGAACCTTGATGTCGACGATACGCTGCAGCTTCAGGTTCGGGTTGGTGGCGTGGCCGTAATCCGGCGTGTCCTCCGGAAGTACGTCAAGCGTGCCCCAGTAGCCGTCCCATGACAGGCCCCACGACGTGCCCCACGCGTTCCAGTTCTGGGCCATTAGTGATCTTTGTGCAAGAGGGGATTAAATCAGTGAATTGAATTGCATTT